GCCATTATAAATCCCACCGGCGTACCCTTCCTCTTTGGCGAATGAATTAACTGAAGTAAGTCCAGCGTGAGCAACGTCAAGTTTCTTTAAATTTTCATGAAGCTTTGCCATAGCTTCTTGCATACTGTGGGCCTCAAGAACACCCTCTTTTAATGACTCTTTGGTGATCCCATGAGTTACTGTTCGTTTTGTTAAGTCACTTGATGAATAGCTGGTCAAATGCCCAAAAGTTTTTTTATCAATCATTTCGTCTAAATGCTTTTTAAGTGAGGCCTTAACTTGAGGGCTCATCTCTATTTCAGTTTTGTCATTTCTAGGTTTCACCATTGCTTCAATTTGCTCGCGCTCATGGTCGATATCATATTTTTCTTTTAAGAGGCGTTTGCCTCCGCCCACACCATCGTGCGCGTGACGCATGAGTTCCTGAATATGAGAAGTATGGTCTTCCGCACCCTCAATTAATCGCTTCGCTTGTTCGTCACCAAGTTCTGCCATTTGCTTCAGAATACCTAGGGCCTGCTCGCTCATTTTCTTTGGGCGTCCCTTTGCCTCATAATAAATATAATTCCATTTCCCACCATGCTGATATTTACGAATATATTTATGGCCAGCCGTCCCTTTTAAAAGGTCGAGGACCAACGAGTGTGCTTTTTGCATTGGTTCCCCAACATAAAATAAAGTTTTAATCAAACCTAAATGCTTAAATCCAACGTGCTTTGGAGAGTGAAGGTTCTCTAAAATATTTTCAGGAAGACCATTTTTGGTCTCAATCCACTCCCAACGCTTCACTTCTTTGTCTGGGTCATTTTTAACGGTTGGTTTTTCACCGCCCCAATCATATTTGTAAGCGTGAATGATAAGTTTCTTGCCATCTGGAGTGACAATTTTTTTATCAACCAAGTGCTGTAATTCCGAAGGGCTGAGCTTGATTCCTGACTCTTCAAATAGTTCACGCGCCATTCCCTCAGAAGGATCTTCGCCATCTTCTAAATGACCACCTGGGGTCGTCCACTTCTGGTTATCTTTACGCTGACCCATGAGTGTGCGAGTGCCGTCCATCACGACGATAGAGGAAACCTCGTTTGACTCTGATTTAATAATTGCGATATCGAAATTCATCCTATTACCTCGTCGATATCTTTTAATATCGCCTCTATAGTTCCTCGATATAGCTCGTTATAATGGGCCATCATCTGTTCCTGGGCGATATAAAAAGGCTTCTTTGGCTCTCCTGGCTTCGTTTCGTTTACCGGTGAGAGTGAAACTTTAAACTTATTACCCGCGATGGCCTTAATTAACCCGCCTCTCTTAATATCAAACTCTTCTTGAGAGTCTGCTTCAATCTTTATTTTCATAGTTCAAGTTCTCTAATCAATGACTTGGCCATTGCAAAACCTTTCCCAGCCGCCTCTGGCTGACTCAAATCTTTTTTACCGCTCGGACCTGGTTTCGGAGCACCTGGTTTTCCTGGTCCTGGAGTTTCTCCCTGGTCGAGTTTATCAAGCTCTGTTTGAAGTTCATCAACACTCATGTTGGCGTAATCAGGCTCTTCTTCTTGACCTTTAGGAGGTTGTGGCTCGCCTGAAGCTGGAAGTTCTTCGCCTGGCGCTCCAGATTCCGGAGGTAATGGCTGCCCGTCAGGACCTACTCCGCCGCCTTCTGGAGCCTGGGCAGCTTGAAGTTGGCTCGTAATAAATTGAATTAAACTTGAATCGAGAACTAGAGCGCCTGGGCTTTTGATTTTATCAAAAGAAGGTAATGGCTCTAAATCTTGTTCTGCTCTTATTTCATCAATTGTTTTGTAGGATTTTACTTGTTGGACTTGTTTGTCCAATTCATCTTTGTCTGTCCCTACATTGAGACCAACAAACTGAAACTCAAAGTTAGGGTCTATGCGGTAAACAATATAGTCATTGATGAGCGTTTGAATATGTACAAGCAAAGGCTTAAGGCCCTTGTCTTGAGAAAAACGAATTCTCTCTTGTTGATTGCTGTTCCCTAATCCACCGCCTGAACTTCCTGACTGTCCTGACCCTTGTTTGGAAATATCGAAACCAATTTCTAATGGGTCTATTTGAAAAACACCGCAAATAGTTTTAATACAATATTCAAGCCATTTGCCGAATTCCATTTCTCTGTTAGTTGAATGGAGTGAAAGCCAATTGGCTTTTGAGTCTTTACCAAGGGCCATGATTGGCGTTCTCCAAGCGTTGTTTACGCCTGAGACTTGTTGATACCATTGACGTCTGAATGCTTCCAACTGGTCTGGTGGGACTGAACCCTCGAAAGTTAAAATACCCTTTACTGAAGAACCCTGAGAGAAGAATTTTCTATTATATGTTTCAGCGTTCATGTGACTTGTGATTGTGGTTACAAGCATTTCAATTTCAGAGTAACCGTAGCCAAACGCTAAAATATCCGTTCGTGGGTTTCTCACACCAAAGGCCATTTCCCACTCATCGAACGTGTGCTTAATAACGCCATTTATTACTTGAACGAAACTAGGGTGCTTCGGCTTAAATTCTTTGAATTGTTTTTCTGAGCGTGACTGAGATAAATGGTCAAAATTGAAACCATCTTTGCCCATGAATGTTGTTGTCTCAGCCTGCTCTTTCATATCTGGGACACGTCGAATAGTCGCAGCGTCAACGGCTGTAAAGCAATAAGGCAATCCGTTCAGTCTTGGAGTTACCTCAAAATTAATTTGGTCGAAAGAAAGTGAATCGCGTGTAATTTTTCTAATAAAGGTTTCAAAATTATCACGTCTATTGCGCTCTGGAGTATCTTCAAAATTTTCAGGTACGCCACAGTTTACAACGAAAGATTCAATTTCTTTTATTTTCTTTTTATCTTGCTTACTAGGCTCTGCCTCTCGGTCCCTTAAACAAACTTTGAACCCACTATTAAACCTATCTGGCTGAGGGAGGCAATAAGAAGCGACTTGATTTAAACGTGTCTGAATAATTGAGGCCACAATTGGGTCAGCATAAGTAATTTGGCGGCATTTAACATAATCAAGCAGAGAATATTTTTCTTTATATCCAAAATTGGTTGAGTTCCAGCCCCAAGGGTCAACCAAACTTGCTTTCTGCTCGTAAGCTGTTTTCTCTGGAGTTAAAATTCCGGCCTTCATCAAGTCATCGCGTAAAGGCAGGATTTCCTCCCTTACAAAATCGACCGACTTGGATAGCAAATCTCTAGTAATTCCCATTTAATACCTCGTCAACCTTATTTCTGTTTTGCTAATTTCCTATGAGCAGCAGCGGCGTCTTTGTGATTCACATTCCTGTCATCTTTGTGAATTAAAGAGGGCTGACCAATTTTCCAAGCCAACTCATTTTGGTCGTGGACAATATCGTGTCTTTTCGCCGCTTCCTTGTGGTCTTGTGATGAAAACTTTTTATGTGAAGCGTGGCCATGCTCATTATAAATTGGCTTACCCGAGGAGGTGTGACCAATAATCAAACCACCACGGGACCCTTCACCACTCTTCTCTAAGAAGATATAGAATTCCATTTTAACTCCTAGATTTCTACTGTGATACCTTTTTGAGAGCAGTCAGCGACGAACCCTCCGCCACTATCTCTTTGAGTCTGCTCGTTCATCATTTGAATAAGAGCAGCATCGGTCTCTGAGCAAGCTTTAATTAATTCACCGTTTAACATCATCTAGGTACCAGAGAAACGTGTGATTGGGGCCTTAGGTGCTTCAGGACTATAAGTCCCTTTCTCAAATTCTTCTTTCACCTGTTGGTCGTTGGTTTTGTTTAATAAATGACCACCTGTGAAGTCGATTCCATTTTCATGTTGCATGAAAGCTTCCTCACCTTTTTTAACGAAAGATGTGAGTGCAGCGTTATAAGTATTTTGCTGATACTTGGCGTTGTTCAATTGTACAACGTCCACATTGTCGTTTATGAGCTTGGTCGCATTGTCGGCCATCGCATTGCCTGTTCTCCATCCAAAGTCGAACACGACGCCGCCAGGGCCCTCAGATTTGATAAAAGGTACTGGCTTTCGTTTCTCAGCTATGCCTGGAGAATTTTCATGAAGACCGGCAACCTTGGCAAATTCCTTCTTCGAAACACCTGCTGGCATTGCCTTGTTTTTCATTAAGTCACCAGCCTGCTCTTTCAATTGCTCGCGCTCAACCTTCTTTGTCTCGGCATCCTTTGGCTGCTTTGGAGCTTTTTTAGGGACGCGAGTGGAGGGCGCTTCAAAACCTTTGATAATGTCATCAAGACAATCATTTAATTCTGATTTTTTTACTTGAAGCTCTTTCTTCTGCTCTTTGGCCTCTTCTAAATCATCTTTATGACTTGGAGAG